CGCGCTAAATCCAACTTGACAGGGGGTATTCTATCCCCATCCACGCCTTATTCGGGCGAAAAGTCGGCTACTGTTAAGTTGCCGACTCGACCTACTAATCCGATCTGAGTCATGGAGTCATCACCTCTTGTGGAGATGATTAACCACGAAAACAGAACCAAAGGATTTTGTTAAATCCAAGGCCCTAGATCGGACCACTGTCTTACAACGCTGTGTACAACACGGGGCACCGACTCGTGAAGTGGGGTAGAGTTATACCCTTTCTTCTTCACTTCGCCGTCGTCCCATGCGTACATCGCTTTCAGCGTCAACGGCCTACTGCTGACGGGGCGCAACGCCTCGTCACGCTTCGACAGATCCCACAGAGAGGATAAGAAATACCCCTCTTGGTCGTCATGCAGAGTTTTACTCTGGTCCATCAGGTGATAAACACGATATCCTTCGATACCATGCCGTTCCCTGCTTGGGGTGGCCTCATCAAAGTTACCGATGAAACCCCCATCTCCAAGTCCTTCTGCTATTCTCAGGCGCAATGCCCGGGGAACAGAAGAGACAAGAAGAGCAAATGGCAATCGAAACCGTTTGTCACACGCCCAGCCGGAACAGCACCGGTGCGCGTAACGACGGATCGCATTTGCAAGGCGATAAACTGCCTGGACAGACGATACTCTACCTTTAAGGTAGACAGGCTTAACGTCGAAACCGTTGAAATAGTGGGCACCACAGCTTTCACGAAAAGGCGAGTCGTAATGACTTTTCTTCGTGTTAACTACAAAGCCGTAGAAGCTCAGTACTTCTGACAGTAGCGAGAAGACCGACGTCGGTATTATGACGTCGTCCCCATACACGCTGACCAAACTTTGGTCCTCGTGCAGAGCTTCAGTGCAGCAAATTGCGACTGCATAGAAGATGAGAGACTCTAAAGAGAAGGTGAACCCGTTCCCCATACTGGAGAACTTAGCCCACCGAATAACTTCCTCTTCGAGTCCATCTCGTTTAAGAATGCCGTATTTGGTTCGACAACTATCCATTACAGAGTACCATCGAGGGGGCAAAAGCTCCCGAACGACAGAGGCCGCAATAGAGTCACTAGCCGAGGACAAGTCAACGGTTGCGACAAGGCCCGTTTCCGAGCCAAGCCGTGCCAACCGTTGGTTCCTGCCCTGGTCGTGTAAGTCGATACCAAACCGAAGAAGGCGCCTATTGATCATTTCGCCAATCGATTTCTGAAACCAGAGATTGATCCCAGGTTCTATGGCGATAACTCGATCAGTTGTTGCATCCTTCGGAACAGTGATAACTTTGCTCCCTACCTGGAATTCGGGGTATTTAGTTCCGAACACTAGGTGCCGGGCCCATAGGGGATAAATCTTTCCCATGAGATCGGGCGGGATTAAAGAGTAGAGGTCACGCGTTATACCAGTTTCACACTGGAATTTTCTTGATGAACTAGCGTCCGCACGTTTGATTAACGTACTCGCACCAGGACCCCAGTCAGACGACGACGCAAACTCATCAGCATCGAACTCGCCGAGAATCGCCTCGATTTTTCGAACAACTGCGTGATGCAATTGCACGTGCTCACCAGTATAAAACCGATGAGTAACGAGGTTATCAAAGTGAATATTCGATTGCTTACACAGATCTTCGTATTTTTTGAATTTCTGTAAGGCCACTTCCTCGAGGTCCGCTCCCAGGTTAAGTCCTGTGAACTTTGAAAGAAGTTTAGTGGCCGCATAAGCATCCCGGACATCCGCTAGACTATTATAGTTTAACGGATCGAACTCCAAGTTTGCCAGTTGGTCATGCTCATTGTTTTGATACATGAGCCAAACGGCTAGTGAACGAGGACAATCCAGGGACTGTAGAAGTGCGCCGATAGCACGAGCTTCAAGCTTCGGGTCTACGCGGTACTTTAGCAACCCTTTCAAGAGCTGCTTTCCACACACATCATGAGACATGGAGGTACTCCTTTGAGTTAAGAAAAATCAGCCGCAAATCCTGAGGTTACCCCCAGGGCGCGTCGAAATTCTCGATTGCGTTACGAAGGGGCGACACAGTAGAATCACTGGGAGCGCCGTCCGAAGCCGTAATCGTTGCCATATGCAATGACATGACGAGGTCGAGCAATGCTTGCCTCTCCCACGCCAGGCCACGCTCTGGTAACAACCACTCACCCGAGAACATGTGCGAGTACGCCACCTGAGGCGCCGGCGTAAAGCCGGTAGCCGTAGATGGGCTCGCCACTTCCAGGGAAGGGAGCACCACATTTGCGGACACTCTGTATATCCGACTCGCCTTGTTAGGTGGCCGGACACGCAAAGTAACCGAAGGGTAACCGATGGCGATTCCGCCAGAACGGTCAACCCACCGCGCGACGCCAGGAGCCGTAAAGCCCTCAGGGTCGAAGGTTCTTGTCACGCCGATCGCCGCATCACCCACTGTCTTGTGAACCGAATCCATCCGATTCGCAATCAAGGCGAGTGACACAGCTCCGGCGAGTTTCATGGAGGCTAAAGCCGACATGGTAATACCTTTCCAAGGTGTTACGTTAGAACTGGCCTAAACTATCTGCCGTAGAATCGCTGGCCACTAAAGGCCACCCTCATCAAAGCAAGGGCATTAAGTGCGTGTGTGGGGGATATCGGGTTTTTCCACGAGGGTTGCGTCATGCTCGGAAATTCGGTCAGCTTCAACCGATCGAACAAAACAGCATCTCGTGAATAATTGCCAACCCTCCAGTGCACCCGTGTAGCGTCTTCTTCGTAGAAATCCACGTTCTGATGTGCAGTCTGTCTCGTAAACCGAGTTTCGAACCCATCAACTAAAGAGAGTCCATCCCAGTGTTTTAAACCGGTTAGGTACTCTCCAATGGGCAAGAACCAGTCAACGACAAAACTGTACGGTATGAGCTCCCACGCTAGGCTTATGGGGTTATTGAAACCGATCTGCGACAGAAACGCCTGCAGCGGTTCACCAATCCTGTATCTCATTCCAAACTTAATTTCTGTTTGGGTTATGAGCATCCAGTTCCCAGAAGATGTCTTTTCTCCCGGAACTATCAGCGGTCCACCTTCGGAATTTGTTACTGTCGAAGAAGAGCGCGCTGTTTGCACCATAAAAGTCCCGCTGTTAAGAAAAGCAAGACTCTTAGCGGCACCGTGGACGTCCTGAAGCAAAGGCTTCCACCCATATTGTAACTCAAGCCAGTTCTTACTGGCGGAGTTCATAACGGTGTATCGGCCTGGATCCTGTCTTTTAAGGATCCCTCCAGGTCCCGGGACATACGTAGTACCCGGGCGAAATCTCGGTTGCTCTTTCTGCCATAGAATCGATACAGCCAAAGGAATGTTTCTCCCTTTAACGGCACGTATCGCACCAGTCAGTCGCTTGCAAGTATCTGCTACA